GGAGACCGGCTCGTTAACCAAGGAGACGAGCTCGACATTGAAGATCGAGAGGCGACTCCATTGGTTGCATCGGGCTTGTTTGAAGAGATAAAAAAGAAAACCAAAAAGGCCAAGAAAGCCGACGAGCCGACTAACGAGGGAGAAGAATAATGGGAGCAAGTACCGACCACGCATTGGGGCGTAATTTAAGATTCTTTGTTAAAAAAGAAATTGACTCGGGGACCCTTATCCCCGGCGGACGTTATGGGGCTTCGAACCAGTTAGCCGTAGCAGGCGGCGACGCGGCCAAGGTTCTCTCCAGCTCGATGAGCTTTACGGTAACAAGAAACGACCGGATGGACTCTCGGACAAGTCGATCTGTCCTTGAGCGTATCACGGGCAAACAAGAGATCTCTTGGTCTTGTGAGAGTTATCTTTTGCCAGTCGGCAGCACTACGGCGCCAGATATCGACCCCCTGATTGAGGCAGCGATGGGCGGCGGCTTTGGTGCGTCTACGTCTAACACTTACAAGTTTTCGGACACCAACGCTCTCCCGACTTGTCGAATTGCACGAACTGCAAACGGCGTCTTAAGAGAGGACCTTTTTGGAGCTTACGTCGAGGAGATGGGCATTAGCTCAAGCGGCGGAGACGAGCCAAAAATTACATTCAGCGGCGGCGCGTTTAACTATGCTTTAACCGGCACCGGCACAACGCACGGATCTTCATCCGTAACCTCCACCTCGGTTCCTCTTGTAACTGGTGATGGCGTAAATTTCATGGTCGGCTCTTGCATTGATATCAACGGGGGATCGGCTATCGTCACCGCAAAAAGCGCAGCGGATACACTAACCGTTACCAGTGGGACGTACACCAATAACGAAGCCGTTACGCCGGAGACCTACACCGAGACAGTCGGCTCCGCCAGCCCTATTAATGGAATTAGCGGACGCTTGCAGCTTAACAATGTTACGCTCCCGGTTACGTCGTTCGACGTCACAATTACCAACGGGATCAAGGCCATCTCCGACGAGGCTTTTGAAAAAGGGACCTCTGACTTTGTCGCGGGGTATCGTTCGGTAAAAGGTAACGTCTCGGTCCGAGCGCGCAAAGATATGATCAAACATTTCGCGCAGCGATATGTGCAGCTAAACGGCACGGACCCGAACGCCACCAACTACGACCCGACTTTTACCGGGGTGGAGCTTGAGGTTATCTTGGGCAGTACCACGGGTAAATGCGTCATTGTTACGATGCCTAAGGTCGAGCTCGACTTTGGCGGGATTGATATCCCCGAGGCCGAGGAGGCCGTTTTAAATCTACCGTTTACGGCATTGGGTACAAGCGGCGGCGACGAGTTAACATTGGCATGGAACCAAAACCCATCTTAATAAAAACAAACCAAAGGAAATGAACAATGGACTACAACGACGAAGATCTAATTCTTTACGTTCCCGAGCTTGGGGATAACCGAGACCTCGACGAAAAGGATCAAGTCTCTTGTGAGCTTTTACCGATGACTGGCGAGGAGCTTCGAGCCTATCAGCGGGTCATGGTGGGTGTTAAACCCGGCAGCTCTCAGGCTCTTAAAAAAGCCGAGCAGGTTATCAAGCGAATTATCTCGGAGCGCGTGGTCCGCATTGAAAACTATTCGGACATCAAGGGCGGTTCAATCGAGACCGGCGAGGAGCTTTTCCAAAGAGGGGAGCCTCCTTTAATTGATGAGCTTTACGAGGCTTTATCAAGCATCTCAAAGCTCAGAGAGGGCCAGAGAAAAAACTAATAAGAGCCGTTCGATTTTTATTGAGCGGCGACCGGTCCCTTGATTGGGGATGTAGCGAGTGCAAGGGCAGCGACTACAGCGACGGCGACCGGTTAAGAGCGGCGAGGGGATGCGAGGGGAAAGACGTCGAGAGTCTCGGCTTTGAGTTCGATGGTTCTTTGCGTCAATGTCCGTGGGCGGTTATCGATCGGGAGACGTGGGAGCTCGTTCGCTGGTGGTCCGACTGGATAACGTTTAAGTCTCTACCGTGGGGAGGCTCGGACCCTATGGGGCAACCCGCGAAAGTTCTCGAGGTTCTCGACTTGTGCGAGACCGAGAAGAGAAAAGCCGAGAGGCAACAAAGAGAGAAGCAAAGAGCCGAGTCGGAGAAGGCAGCAAGGAGGGCAAACCGTGGCAGATAGAGAATTTACTTTAACGCTTAAGGCCAAGGACACCGCGTCGGCGGCCGTTAAAAAGCTCGGGCAAGCTATGGGGGCCACCACCAAGTCGGTCGCCACGTTGTCAAAGCTTGGCGTTAAGACATTCTCCGCCATTGGTTCGGCCATCGTTGTCGCGAACCAAGCCGTCGAACTTTTTAAAACTGGCTTTTCTGCTATCTCGGGACTGGTTGGCGGTAGCCTCGAGGCGGTTAGGGAGCTTCGGGGCGAAACCAACCCGCTAGTCTTGGAGATGAACGCTCTCGCGACCGAGTCGCAAGCGGCCAAGGCGGCTCTCGGGTCGGCTTTTGCGTCGGCTCTTTTAGGTATCTCGACGGCGTTTAAAAGCTCAAGCATGAACGCGGCCGAGTTTCTGGACAACAATCGAAAACTAATAGCGACCAAGATCGTGCAGTTCCTTTTTAAGGCGGCTCAAGCTCTCGTTGATGGTATCGCCTCCGGTTTACAACTCGCCAATACAACATGGGCAACACTTACGACCACCGTCGACGAGTCCATTATGTCGATCGCCAAGTTTGTCGGGGCGTGGTCCGAGGCTATGCTGGCGATTGAGTTTACCGATAAAGGACAAAAGCTTTTAAACGATCGAATCGACACAATGACAACCCTCTACAATGAGGCCGAGAAAAGAGTAAACGCTACGACCGACGCGCAAGGCCAATACGCCGACCAGATCGAGACGGTAAGGGCGAGAGTCCAAGAGCTAATCGAGCAGGGTTACGGCCCGGCGATGGCGGCGGCCAAGGCTTTCGCCGATGCGGCGGGGCCGACGCCTCTCCAATCGACCGAGCAGGCTCTTTTGAGGATAGGCATGCACGCCAATACCCTCCGGTTTGCTCTCGCCGATGGGGCCAAGGAGATATCGAGCGGGTTAGGACTCGCCGAGGGGACCATTGAGTTTGATAAATTCCAGACGAAGCTCGACGAGGTCAATGGATTAATTGGGGTGGCGACCCCGAACAGTCTGGCCGCGTTAAAGAGTGGCGTCGAGGGGCTTTATGCGGAGCTCGGCGTCCCTCTTGTTATCGACGTCGATCTTAACAACCTTGAACAAAGCCGGGAGGCTTTCGCTCTTTATACGGCTCAACTCGACATCGCGGTTAAGAAAGCCCGGGAGGGGTTCACCTCTCTCAATGATGAGATCGACAACAATAAGACAAAGATCGAAGAGTCCACGGCAGCGGGTCAGGAGATGGCCTCGATTTTATCCGGGGCTTTTGGGGCGGCTCTTGTCTCTCTCGCCGAGGGCCAAGCATCGGTAGCCGAGGCAACCCTTGACGCTCTCTCGGGCGTCTTAAATGCCGTTATCCAGGTCGCTCTTAACTCAATCATAGCGTCGGCTCTAACAGGTCAAGCGAACGCCATAGCGGCAAACCTTGGGATACCTGTGGTCGGCTTGGCGGTCGGCGTCGCGGCCGGACTCGCAGCTCTTGCGGCTATTTCGGCGCTTAAGGCGGACCTACCAGCTCCGAAAGAATTCGCGGCCGGTGGTCTTGTTACCGGTGGGACGCCGGGCCGGGACTCGGTTCCCGCCATATTGACTCCGGGCGAGTTTGTTCTTACGAAAAAACAAACCGACGAGCTCAGGATGGGCGGAGGTATGGGGGGCGGCGTTAACATTAGCCTAACGTCTAAGATCCCACCGTCAAAAGCGGAGATGAAAAAGTTTGTCCGTCAAAATGTTTTACCGGCTCTTAGAGACCTCAGAAGTCAGGGGATTGGATAAATGCCTTATGATACCCCTCAAAACTTAACGAGCGCGGAGACCACCGGTTTTAACAATGATAAGCCGATGTTTTTGGTCCAGCAGGCAAACAACCCGAGCGAGGCTCATTGGACAACCACCGGCAACCTTAGCGGGACCGACGTAACACTACCAGCCGAGCCAGCTTTTAGAGCTTACGACGATTTCGGGAACCTCGTAACAAGCACGACCGGGGTCGCGTCAACCAGTCCGAAGTATTTCGGCTTTACGTTTACCACCGCCATAACTTTCGACGCCTTGCTTATTACGGGCCACAACTTCGCCTCGACGGCGTTAACGAGCGTGTCGCTGGAGATCGCGGACGACGCGGCATTTGGTACCAATAAGATCGAGATCGCTAAATGGACGCGAGGCTCGGCGACGGTAGACGATAGGATCTTAATAACAAACCTAAACAGCGCGGGAGGCTCGAGCACTTACGACGCAAACGGAACGGCTCAGAGATATTCGGGCGTTGAACATGCTCGGATCGTTGTAACTCATAGCGGCAGCAAGGACCCCGAGCTTGGAGAGATTTTTCTTGGTCGACGATACCAGCTCCAACGCAACCCCGACGTGCCTTTTGATAACAAAAACCAAGCCTCTCTCGTTGCTGACTTTTCGAGTAACTCGGGGATGACTAAGCGATACGTCTTAAACCGTGGCCAGTCCATTCGAAGTTTTACCGCGACCATATCAGATAGTGACGAGATAACCGTTATCGATAACTGGTACGCGGCCATTAATGAGGGGACAAGGAACTTTGTCTACATCGAGACGCCGAGCTCCGGGGCCAAAGCTTATATAATGTTACTTGATGACAGCGCGTTAAACTTCCCCCTTGTGGGCCCATTCGAGCGCGTTCTCCAATTTGGCATGACCGAACAGCCTCCCTTTTTGGCCCGAGAGTAGTATGGCCTACACATTAAACGCTAACTTTATTAAAGCCATGAGCGGCGCCAACGTCGAGCCCGTGGTCCATTGTTCTATCGCCTTAAGCGGGACGACGATGGACTTTCACAACTCTATCGAAAAGCTCGACGCCTCGGTTACTGGTGACCCGTTACTTAATGACGTTACGTCGGTGGCTCAGTCGGTTGACCCGGTAACCCGTAAAGTCCAACATGGAGAGATCACTCTTACTTTAGTCGATGACGGCAAGATTAGAGCGCTCGTGTCGAGCCAAAACTTCTTAGACAAGGTCGTAACGGTTAAGCTCGGAGAGACCTCTCTCGCGTTGTCGGACTTTGTTGGCATCTTTCGGGGTCCTATTGTTTCGATATTGCCGGAGCCAGGCGGGATCGTTTTAAAAGTGCGGACCTTTTCCAACCAAGTCAAAGGGGTCAAAACCTTTAGGACCTACGTCGCAAGTCACCCCTTCGAAGTCGTCAACCAAATGCTCCAGGATTGCGGCGTGGCGGCGGGAGACATTGACACGGCATCCTTTACGCCGTCGAACCATACCGACATTTCCCATTATACTTTTAGTTCCTACGTTTTTTTTCGCGACGAGATCGACGGGGTCTCCAACAATCCACCGCCAGCAATATCCGGCGCCCTCCCTGTTTTTACTAGGGAGGACCTCGACTCCTCGATGACCTTTAACCTCCAAATAGATATCGAAGCATTTATAAGCGAGACCATGCGGTTAACACGGTCGACGCTCATAACCGACCCGGGGACGGGCGACATAAAAATAAGTCGGTATAATTCGAGCGAGGCGGTAACCAAACACTTTACAACCGACGACTATCGAGACTTTGTCCAAGAGGACAGCGGCCTGGATATAATTACAGAGGTAAAAACAGCTTTTGCGAAAGCCTCGAGCGTCGACGGTCTTATACAGTCTGACAACACGGCGGCGGCGGCTTTTGGGGCGCGAGACTTTTCCCACAATGTCCGTTATTTATCAGCTAACTCGCTCCATATCGGGGACCAGTTCGCAAGCGGCGGAACGGCTTTTCTCGGTTTTCTTACTGATGGCGGACAATGCGGGACCAGAGGACTCGGTGGCAGCGTTGCACAACCAGCGGACGCCAAGATCTCGGCAGATCGTCCTTTTTATGGCCTGTATAGAACCGAGGTTTTAAAGAGCATCACAGCCTTCAATGATGCCATTGCTAACGATATTATTTTGGATTTTCCGGCGGTAGACCACGACGGAGACCCGGCCGGGACAATTGAAACAGTCGGGGCGGGACTCTCGACGACATTGGTAACCCGTCCTTTTGCAGGGACTCAGGCCGACGGGGTCGAGACAACGGCGACCGGGTTCCAGTCAGTACTCGACGCCACCATGGCTTATGAATACGGGGAGTACTTGCTTAATCGATTTTCTAACACTTGCCCGATCGTCCGGATATCCGTGGGAATTGAACACCTAAACGTCGAAGTCGGAGATCTTGTCTCTCTGGACTCGGACCTTTTTCTCTCGGCCGAGCTCGGCCTGGATGGTCTCGACAGCTCGACAAAGTTCGAGGTTACAAAAAGAGAGGTTACTCCGGTCGGAGACTCCATCGGGGTCGAGCTTGAGCTTACATATGCCACGACGTCCGGGGCGCCGACGGTTACGGTAACAGCTAAACCACCGGCAGCGATACAGGGGAACCCAAGGCGAACAATTAAGTCCAACTTAATTGCGGCCCGATCGGGATCAAACAATAACTCGATTGTCGATAACCAGACCACTAACTTCTCAGTTAGTGCGACGAGCGGTCTCAACGTGAGCGTCTCGGCCGGTTTTGCTATTGGATCCGGTTCCTCGGTCGAAGCTAAGACCGCGACTACTTTGGCCATGACGGCCTCAAAAGATACCTATCTTGGAATAAGCTTGGCAAACGCGACATTTATCCGGCAACCAGTAGCAAACGGAGCACAAGAGCCAAGCTTGGCGCCTGGTGAGGTTAGACTTGCGAAAGTGGTAACCGACGGGTCGGGCGTTACATCGGTGGTCGATCTTCGCAATTATGGCGCGATATCAATCGAGCAGTTTGATAAAACAGCTTTTTCCCCGGGGCGTCAGCTCATATGGAACGACGGTTTCGGCATTTACCCCACCAACGGCCAAACGCCTCCGGGATGGGACAAAACGACAAGCACGCCGGGAACAGATTTTATTAAAAACGAGTCCGTCGTTTACGATGGCCGTTATGCCATTAAGACCCTCGGGACATCGACAGCGGTCCGGCTATTGTCTGAAAAAATACCCGTTGATAAAAACCGGGTTTATCGGGCCTCGGCTTTTTATCAGCAAGCGGCCGCTATGAATATGAGACTTTCTGTTTACTGGTGGAAGATCGACCGAACGGCATCGAGTACAGCTTTTACAAGTGTCTACAATGCCAACTTAAGCTCGACGGGGGCTTGGCAGAATATAACCGGGGTGGTAACTCCTCCGTCCGATTGCGTTTACGCGAGCCTGGACCTTTACAGCGTAAACACGGGCGTCTCTTATTTTAACAACGCGAGCCTCGAGGTCGAGCCGTTTAGCTTTTCCGCCAAGAGGACCTCGTCCAATTTTACTCCATCGGGCTCCGGGGACGCGGTCGAGTTTAACACCGAGCTCCACGACCACGGCGCGGTTTATAACACATCAAACGGACAATTTACGGCGCCTCTAAGCGGGACTTATTCCTTTTCGTCCAATGTCTCTTTTGACGGGACCTCGGGAGCTCGACTCGTGGCCGTCTCAATTGTGGCCTCGACCGGTGGGGTCTTGGCGTCCTCGTACATAGGGAGCGCAATAAACGGGACGGACGAGTGGAACGACGTCGTCGTTTCTTTAAACGTCGCCTCGGCCGACCTCGTAAAAGGTGAGACCGTCGAGGTCCAGATTGCATACGACGCCGGGGCAACGGCTCCGGTTATTCGGCACACTTACAGCTTTTTCAGCGGCCGAGAGATTCGATGACAGGCGGAGAGACCCAAACTCCGCTAGGGAGAGACGTATTTTATCATTTCCTTTATACGTCTCTCCCACTATACTTTTATTGTCGCGGGGCTATCGGCAGCCAACGCGGCTTGAACCCTTAAGGGAGGTAATGACCGATGGCATCCAGAGGTACAACCGAGACCGCAAAAGCATACACAACCAGCGCGACGACGATCATGGAGTTCGACTGTCCTCATACGGCTAAGAGGGGCGTCGTGTTTTTCTTGTACCCCTCGACAGCGGGGACGGCGACTTTTAGCTATGTCGACTCGGCGGACAATGTTCGAACACTTCAAACAACAACTTGTGCAGCCAACGACCTTACGACGGTAACGTTTAACTTTCCCATCTCAAGGGTAAGGCTCGCGTATCAAGGCACGAGCAGCGGCGGAACAATCAACGCAGAGGGGCGGGGTCACTAATGCCTAGGATAGTTCAATTCAATTTACCCCCCGGCGGGACTGTTGTCGACCTTGCAGATAACCAGACGACTGCTTTGGAGATCGAGGGGGTTGATTCAAAAGACTACGTGGTGGTTAAAACCACCGATGGCTCGGAATCGATCACTCTCAAAGCTGGCGGCTCGGGCGCTGTAATCAATGAGTCGGGTCAAATGAAATCTACCGCCTCAGGCGGCTGGATGCTCGTTTCTTCTGACCCTACAGATACCGTTCCAAACATAATGCCCAGTATGTCAGATCCTAATACGGGAATCGGGCACTACGGCGGCACGTCCGACAGCGACGCTTTATCCTTAATCGCGGGCGGCGTTGAGGGTGTGCGTATTGTTGAAGATAGCAGCGCCGCCACAATTCAGTTCGGCCAAGACAACTACGACCCAATGATCCAGCAAGCAAGCGGAACAGCGGCGGGTTCTGTAGGGTATTCTTTTAAGGCCGACACAGACACAGGGCTTAGTAGTGGCGGGGAATCTAACTCCTTGCAGCTAGTCGTCGGGACTATTCCGGCGATTCATTGCCGCAAAGATGACGATACCGGCGTGGCTTATGTCGGCATCGGGGGGAGCGCATACGATGCATCGGTTAACAATACGCTGCTTCAGCTTAACGGCGATAGTGATGAAGCAGAGCTGGCGTTTAAGTTAAGTGGCGGCACAACGACCACGATGGGTTACAGAGGCCAAGCTATTTTTTCGATTGATGCCAACGGTGGTATTCAGTTTAGAAATCAAGGCGGCTCTTTAAGGTCGGAGGTTACATCTTCGGGAACCTTTACAAATTACCACGACGCCATACAAACAAAATTTGTAAACGACACGTCTTTTCTCACTCACGAGTTCAGAAAGTCGCGTGCAGGTGGGGCCGGTAGTCATGTAATCGTAAACGACAATGACACTCTTGGTAAAATTAAGTTTACCGGCTCAGATGGTAACAGTTATGCGGCAGGCGCGGAAATTTTTGCGCGAGTAAATGGCACACCCGGAGATGGGTCTATGCCGACCGAGCTGGTTTTTTCTACCACTGGATCGGGGACAGAGACCGCAAGTGAAAGAATTTATATTAGGCAGAATGGAAACGTTGGAATCAATGACAGTGCGCCGAATTACCAATTGGCCAATGTAGGGACTAAGTCGGTCCCGTTACTTCTTTCTTCAAACTCAAGCACGAGCGCGATTGGAACCACCTACACAAGCTTGCCCAATGGGTCAGCGGCTGCGTTATTTGATCACCGTGTGGGTGACTCGATTTATCTTCAAAACAATACCGCCGAAAACACGGCCGACGGTCGCGAAACAGGGATCGGTTTTTTTGGGCGTGTTGATTTGGCCACTGATGAGTACCACTATCAGGGGGCAATTCGGTGCAAGCATGAAGGAAGCGCAGCCGACCAAAAAGGTTATTTGCAATTTTTGACTAATGACGGTGACGACAACCGCAATATCCAGGAACGGATGCGTATAACGTCGGCTGGCTATGTGGGGATAAACCACACGAACCCCACAAAATACATTGACGTGGTCGGTGATGTAAAATTTTCAGCAAACGCTCTTTCGAATATTGTAGCGTGGGCATCAAATAGCAGCTATCGAATCGACTTTGGCGCTACCGATTCAGCCAGTAAACTTAATGGTCCTCTCGCTTTTGAGGTTACATCTGATCCAACTGGCATTGCTGACTGCGCCGAAATTTACGCGAAGGATGTGGACCCCGGAGGTGGTGGCGCAGTTATCGCCGAGCTATTTGCAAGAGATGAAGGCGGCAACATTACACAACTTTCGCCGCATAATTTCCAGTTATTTGAACCTGACGCGAGTTACAGTCAACCATGGTCTTACACTTCTAAAAACTCTTACATTGGAAAAGAGATTGGTGTTGATATGTTTGGACTCGTGAAAGCCGTTGAAGAGTTGAGCGGCAAGACGTTGATGTATGAGCGAGATCTTCCAGACGAAGAAGTTAAAGATTGGTATATTGAACAGGGAAGAATTCAAGCGGCCAGAGAAAACGCAATCTCAGAATGGGACGCAAGCAAAGCTGCGAATGATGGCGGCATTTCTAGCGACCAACCACGGCCTGAGCCGTATACAATTAAAGACCCGCCTGATTGGCTTAAATCCAGATTAAAGCTAGACAGCAGTCACTAAACGTTTTTAGGAAATTAAAATGAAAAAAACAGTTCGATCAATTACTATTCAAATTCAAAAAAATTTTTCTCGAAAAGGTCAACCCGTGACAACGGACATTAAAGTTGACGTTGCAACCGATATTCCGGGTTACGAGTCGGTTGTTGAAACTCACTCAAACCTCGTTGACACGGATGCAATTGTCGCACAAGCGGAAGCTGCCTTGCCCGCTGCGCTTGGTCATGATGGCGCGTTTGAGGTATCGATCGCCGAAGAGCCAGAGGGCTAAAATGGAGAGCGGCCTTGTAGAAGCCGGTGGACTTTTCGCCGTCCTCTTGGCCGCTTTTCGTGTGATCGAGCGGCTAATTGATAAGAAAATGAACAACGGAGTAAAACCGGTTCATATCGATCTAAACCAGAGCGACATAAGTAACAATATTGGCCAAATGGTGGAGCTACTCGCCGCGACAGGTCAAACACTTGAGCGAATAAACGATAAGATCGACGACGTGCACGAGAAGTCGACAAGGGTCGAGACTTTGACGGATAATATTAATCGAGTGGCAACGGAGACCGGAGCCAACGTTTTTAAAATAATCGAAGAGTCTCGAATTAAAGAGGCCGAAGAGCGTGGCGCCGCCAAGGCTCTCGCCAAGATGGGGGAAAGTTCTAATGCGTAAGAGTTCGTTAAAATCGACCGAGCTATGGTTTAGCGTGGCCGCGTTTATTGCGGGGGCCATTATGGCGGCAACGGGAGCCGAGGGCGGCGTGGCTCAAATATTGGGCGGCGTTATGATGAGTCTAAGCCCGGCGGCTTATACTGCCGGGAGGTCGAGTATTAAAAAGAGCGAAGCCCATGGAGCGGCTCAAGTTGAAGCGGCGCGGGAGCTCGCAAAAAAGCCGGAGCCGGGAGCCTAGCAAGTGCGGCGATCTCTCGGCTCTCCTCGGTTGATAACATGGCGCCAGGCTCGGGCCTTTTCGAGCTTGGTCTGGGCGTTGTTAACGGTGTCGGCAAGCTTGACGCTACTCTTAGCCATAGAGTTAACGAAAGTGTTAGCCTTTTCGCTTCCACTGGCATTGATACGACTCGCGAGTGGCAGGCGATGAGCGGTCTCCGGGTTAGGTTCTAAGATGGGACAGGTCGGAAAATACTTTAAGGCGTCCGAGTTCGCTTGTCCTTGTTGCAATAAGACAAACCCGAGCGCTCTCCTCGTTACCATTCTCGACTCAGCCCGGGAGGCTCTTGGTCCTCTCCGGGTCAATAGCGGTTACCGGTGCAAGGAATACAACGCGAGCCCAAGGATAGGCGGCTCCTCTAAGAGCTGGCACGTCCCGAGGGGCGGCGTATCTTACGCGGCCGACGTTACATATTCAGACCCCATCAAACGGCACGGAGAGCACATTCTCCGGCTTTACATAGAGATCGAGAACGCGGCCCGGCGCCACGGCGTGGCTTATGGTCTTGGTTTATATGGTGGCGGGTGGGTCCATGTAGACACGAGAGGCGAGCTCGGCGCAGCTCAGGCCCGGTGGTTTAAGTACTCATGGCCTCGTTAGTGTCGGTCTATTTTATGTGCGGCGGGTATCTTTGCGCGATAGTCTAAAAGGTCCGACCCTAGTGTGGTTTTGTTTGATCTTGTTTGAGGGATCTAACAAATTTTCACATTGTATCGGGCCGGACCAAGCTTTTAGGCTATTTGATGAGTCGAGGCGACTTGGCGCGTTTTCCACTTGCTAAAGGTTCCAAGGTCTTTTACTTTTTTCTCAACTCTTGCCTCGACTAATGCCATGGACCGGTGAGAGTGTCTAAGGGCCTCGACCGATTGCGCGTAAATTTTAGCAATCTCGGCGTCCAGCTCGCTATCCTCAATAAGGACCCTCTGACTCGCCTCTCCGGCTTTTTGTGCGGCATTGCGAGCGCTTGCCCTAATGTCTTCCATAATGCTCCGCAAGTCCTCGAGGTCTTGTTTACGGGCCTTTTTCTCGGCGCTATCTAAAAACCATCCAAACATTTAGCCACCTCCAATGATAGCGGCCAGCCCGGCGCGGTCTTTGTCTGTTATGTCCAAGCTCTCTTCCGTGGGAGGATCTCTCTCGATGGCGTCCATCGGGACATGGTTCCCCTTTTTGTCGACGTATATCTTTGTTTTTCCGCTCATGGTCCAGTGATCCACGAGTTGGAGGTTATCAATGTGGCGCCGACTTTTCTCGGCTTGTTTCCACTTGGCGGCCTTGTTTAAGACGGCCACCTCCTTAAAGAGCTCGGGGTCCTCGATGGCGGCAGATACGCCAACGGCAAACACCGCGAGCGATGCCAGCAGGGTTACAGCTAAGAAGAGCGTCCCACCGCTCCTCTCGGGCTCATGATAGGAGATATCTCTCCCTTGTCTATTGTCTTCCATTTTACATTTCCTTTTTGTCCGCTCTTTGCGGCTTGTCCTTTTTCCAGTTCTTGCGGCTATCCGCTCGACCTTGTTCGTATGCCTTGCGAGGTAAGGGGTTAAGACAACGCTCACACAACCAATAAGGACGACCACCGGCGTCCGTCAGTTTAAGCGTTACATCCGTCCTTATACATCCTTGACAGTAAGACGTTTTTCTTAGCGTCATCGTCGCCAAGTTCCCGGCTCGTGGTATTCTCGCATGGTATTTTTTCGTTGATGGTTTAAAACCTCCGAGCGCAATCGTTCGAGCATTGCCCGGTTTTGTCGACGCTCCCAAAGGGCAGCCAGGCCAAGAGTAGCCAGGACCGCTCCAACGCAGTAAATTAAAATTGTTTCCATTGTTATCCCCCCAAGATAGGGAGCGCGGGGCTCCCTGTCTGGCTATATTTTTCGCATGCTCTCCTCTGGTCCTCAGAGTTGAGCTCTCTCCCCCATTGCTTACACGACCACCGACCACCGTCCCCCTCAAGCACGGGTTTACCATACCGACAAGACCGGCAGCTCTTGCGAGGCTTTTCGATGCCGTGGCAAACGTTATAGAAGTCGCACCACCGGCAAAGATAATAGTCGGGCCTATCGCTTATCCTAGCAGGCTCCTCCGTCGATCTTATAATTCTCTCGGCTTTTTCCAGGAGTTCCCCGGCGTAATATTTATCGGCCCGGTATCGCTCAAGATAAAGCCGGTCGTCGTCCTTACAGACCGCTAAATAAGCGGCATAAGTCAGGCCAAACAGCTCCATATAAATAATCGTCTGGGCATAATGGACCGGCTTGGACTTCTGGACTCCCTTTTTCTCCAGCTCGTCAAAGCTTTTCTTGTTGTGAGTCTTGGCCTCTCCGAGATGCCAAACGCTAGGCATCTCCGGAAGACCCAAAAGGGCGAAGTCCATAGATCCGCCAAGATGGCCCCAAAGAGCCGACGCTCTCCATTGCTCCCCCTTGCTCGGCCCGGTTGAGACAGTTATACCAGCGGCGACAAGGTCGAGCTCAAGTTGTTCCTCTTCGAGGTGGCCTCTCCTAAATAAGCGGAAAATCCGACCATCAAATTGAGGCTTGGCGTACCATCTCCAATTATACCAGATCTGACGCTCGCACTCTCGGCCGAGTCCACTGCATCCAAGGTGGTCTCGTCGCCAGTCGCTCGCGTTTTTTTCGATAGCGTGATATATCTCGGCTATCGTCGGCTTGAGCATTTTATGTTTTTTAGCCATCGATAACCCCCTGGTCCCCGGTTGCGAATCACAACCGGGGCACCTTTAACATATATCAAAACGGTGGGTTGACGCCTTGCCATGGTGGCGACTGAGTAGCAGCAACGGCAGGAGCTTGAGTCGTTTTGGACTCAAGAGCATAATATCCCTTTACTTCGTTTTTGTCCGCATAACCCTTATCTCCTTTTCGGGTCGTTACCCTTATCTCGCACGGCATACCGTGGAGCTCGGAGCTATCCGAGAAACCCTCGAGACCGAAAGCCCGGCAAATCTTGGCGAGGTCTTTCTTGGCGATCTCGACCGTATGGGCCGAGGGGTTATCAATATTCAAGTGATCCCAAACCAAACGACGCTGATAAGGTCCCTCGGCAATTTGCCAAGTCAGCTCAAGATATTGACCGTTTCCACTGCTAGTTTTAACCAGTCGGCTCTCAAGAATTTGCGCGGTATACTTCCCACTAGGGATAGGATCATAGCCGTCGGATGTATCGTCGGGTCCAAGGTCTACGCTCTTTGCGTTAAAGTTAATAAGTGCCATTGTTTAGCCTTCTTTCTTGTTTAGTGTTTCGCAGATAAAACCGAGATGGAGTTCCATCTGAGTTAATCTGTCCGAGATTGGTGTATTAATATGCTCCAGCCGGTCAACGATTCCCTCCAGCCAATTGTCAACTTGGACCATGTGACAGGCAATCGTGTCTAGGGCATCCGCTATTTTGATTTGACTAATTGCAATAGAGCAATTTGCCGCTGCGAGAACGTCTTTATGCAGGACCTCAAGGTCATCATATTGGTTAGGGTCGCAGTCACTGAGAAAGCTCAGTTCCTTTTCAAAATACTGAATCATTTTTTTCTCTTGGTTGGTCATTTTAAGACCCTCCTAAAATCTTTTTAGCAATATGCGACAGGTCGCACGGTTCGAAAAGGTCCAGGGCTCCCGAGCGGTCCTTGGCTGTATAACTGCCATTAGCCGAAGTTTGTAACCATCGCTGGATATTACCCTCCTCGTCGGTATGAACACGAAGCGCAAAAACCTCGTCGAAAAAGTAGGCGATACCCTGGGTCAATGTCTTACCCGGCATCGACGGGCTAAAGACCATGGAGCCGTCGTCGAGCTGGACCCTCTCCTCTTTGGCGGTCATGTAAACATGACGGCCGGGGAGGTCCCTAAACCCTCGGATAAGATTAACCATTTGATCATTCATTTGACCATAGGCGCGCATGGCGTTCTTATTCTCTGATTTTTCATGAGAGAGAACGACCTCCGCGATCTCGGAGATAGAGTCTAAGCAGACCCACCGGATCCCTTTGGCCTCGTCCGCGTTACAAATCCACTTATAAGCCTCAGAGACGTCGGCGAGAGTCTTTACCTCGATGGCGGTAATGCCATGGTCTCGGAGCGATAAAAGTCCTCCCTCGGCGCTTATGATAACCGTCGCGTCCGGGTCTCCGGTGGTCGCACACAACCGAGTTTTACCGGCTCCGGCACCACCAGAGACGAGGACCTTAAGGAAGTGAGACCCCATGTCATTGGTCTTGGTAATTTTCACGTTAATGCCTCCACCTTAATTGATGGGTTACCGGGCTCCGATGTAATGGCTCCGCTCCGAGCAATTTTTAAAAAGAGCTCAGGGTTACCGGTCTCGATTGCCTTGAGCTTTTTAAGGTCGATAACAAGCTTGGTCTTGACCGGCCAAAGGGCCTCGGGGACCTCTTGGGCGACATCAAGCCAGCAGTCGACGTCGAGCTTACGCTTGAGGTTACCAACGGCCTTACACTGATAAACGCCAGTTGTTACCGTGGTCGTCCCCTCTATCGGAGCATTGACAAGCTCGGCCAGCTCTCGCTCGATGTTTTTACGCTCCTTGTTAGCGTCGGTCTCGACCCGTTTAAGGTCGCTCCATGTTTGACAAAGCCGGTTGATGGCATCGCGGCGACGCTCCTCGTTGTCGTCCTTGTCTGGCTCTTTTACTGTCTTGGAATATTCGAAAGTTTCCATTTTCAATTTCCTTTACGCATAGGGTTAAAAGCTCCGGCGGGATTGCGCGACCCACCGGAGCACAAAAGAGGCGGAAGGGTTCACGCCTCCCCTGTTAGTCTAAAATTCTCGTGGGGTTCGTTGTAAGTTATAAAGCCACCGTCTCGGGCGTCGTATCTTCTTATTTTGACCTCGTCGGCCTTGATGTTAAGGGCCTCGACCCATCCGTGGCGCCGGTGGTAGACTTCGAGTTTCCCGTTATGTCGTCGCATTTTATAAGCCATTGAAAGCATCTTAATTCTCCCCCTTGTCGTCGCATGAAATAAGACCGTCGTCCTCGTCGTCGTATGCTCCGCCGAGTCGGTCGATGGTTCGTTGCGCGGCCTCTCGCTCTATTCTTTCGGCCTGTAAAGCATCAAAGAGCGCGAGTTTGTCGGCCTTAAGTTCTTCGAGATCCTTATTAGAGAGCGCGAGTTTACGATAAAGACCCGACCGCTCCTCCCTAAATAGGTCGTACATACCATCGAGCTCTTGCTTGAGTTCGGCAATGGTCTTGTCTTTCTCGTCGTTTGCTTGGCGCTCTTTGTTTAGAGCCTCGAGAAGAGTCTTTATATTACTCGCAAAAAGTCGGGTCTCGTCCAAGAGGTCTTGGATTTGCTTAGTCGTGTTGCTCATTTATCAGACCCTCCGACGCGAAAAGCGTAACCCTTGAAGGCTGGCTGTCTTTTATATGCGAGGTGATAAATAGAATCATGGCGCGGAGAGTCTCCAAAGGGATCAAGCCCGGCCTCGATTAGTTTTTTATGGATAAGTCTCTTGGTGTAGGTCGTCGCGTAACGGATCACGAGCTTGTGAGACTGGTTCCCAAAGTCGGCGAGTCCCATGTAGTCCTCGGTCCCGATAAAGCTCTTATCGAGTCTATATAGTGCCATGGTGGCGTCGTGGCTCAGTGTGTCCATGTTTAATACTTGTGGCATCATGACTCTCCCGCAAAGATGGCCTCTAGTGCGTCGGCCAGTGTTTGACCTTTTTCGGCAAACGCCGTGATCGTGTCGAGTGACTCAATCTCCTGAAGTAGCTCGTCGGCGGCTTGTTTAAGGGCCTTTAGGTTAATTCGATCACCAGAGAGATACTTATTGGGGCCACCGGTGCCAGAGTTTTCCACCAATATTGCCTGATCTTCCGGGGACGCGTCCGGGCAACTCTTATTGAAAATAACCATCTTCCAAGCGCATCCCGTAGTTGATGCCATCTCCTGCACATCAAGCACGATCCATTGAGAGAGAATGTTTTTGGGGTCTTTTGTCAAAGCTAGATTTTCCATCGTTCGGTCTTTCGTTCGTTTGTTTTGGTTTTAAATAATGTCGGCGAGTTCGCAGTAAGTCCGGTCGGTAAAGTCGACCAAGATAACAAGGCCACGCTCGTCTCTATCAGCAACGTATACCTCGGAGACTGTTTTTTCGGTGTCGTAAATCCGGGACCGGACTTTTTGATCGACAAGCTTTTGGGCTTCGGTAAGTTTGGCGAGTGTTTGAGCATCTAAATCCATCGTTCGTTCTTTCGTTCGGTTCGGCGTCATTGCCTCACGTGGTTATTATGCTCACACCTTAGAGTTGACGTCAAACAAAAAACAATGTTAAAACAAATAAACAACAACCAGAGGAGGTTTTTAATGTCAGAAAGTACGGTTTACGGGATTAAAATCGCGGTCGGTATCCTTGAGCAATGCGACCACGTCGCGGAGGAGCTATCGGCGGACGCCGAGCTTTTCCCGACGGGTAAGTGTACCCGGGCGGACGTGGTTCGTCTTTGTTTGGTCCGGGGTCTTAAGGGGTTAGCGGAAGAGATGGGCGTTAACTTGAAGGGTTAGGCCATGAAAATCTGTTCATTATTTAGCGGTATTGGTGGGTTGGAGCTTGGTCTTGAGTGGGCCGGGCTCGGAGAGACTCTTTGGCAAGTAGAACAGGACAAATACTGTCTTGAAGTTCTCGCCAAGCATTGGCCGAACGCGGAAAGGTTTAACGATGTTAGATCAATTGGAATTGAAGA